TTCAAGGGAATTGCGGTCGGCTGTAAGAAGCTGTATCAACTCATTAAAGGAAAAACCGCCGCGCCGTCGGAAGCGTCGGTCGAACCGCCGAATGAATGAACCAAACAAAACAATCCCCCGTGCAAGGCTCGAAAGCCCGCACGGGGGATTGTTCTTTATGCGGCGGAAGGCTGAAAGGGGAAGCGCGATCCGCCGCGCGGTCAATTACTCTTTGTTGCTGTCGGTATCCGCCGGAATGCCGGAAATAGTGAAGTAGTCCGGAAGATTAAAGACGGCGGCTTCGATCAGTTTATCCAGCGTTTCCGCGTCGATCTTGAAGCCCTTGCTATTCAGAAATTCAACAACGTATGCTTTCTTCTCTGCGCCCCTGCCGCTTCCGGTGTAAAGCTGTTCGGCGGCTTCGACGGCAACCGTTACCCACATTTTGATTTTCTCAAACTGTGCGGCGGTCGTCTTGCTTCTGATCCACGGGATCACGAAGGCGGTAATAATAGCCGCGATAAGAGCGATCACGGCGTTTGCAATGCTGGTAAGATCAATAGTCATTGTTTGTATCCTCGCTTTCTGTTATGTCGATTTTTTCTTTTTTCTTGATCCTGCCGACGATTACTTCGGCAAGACGCTTCATCATCATTGCGCCGCATTCGATCACGACGGCGCGGAAATACCATTCGATCAGAACGGTTTGTTCCTGCCGCGTGATAAGGAATGAAACGTACTGCGCGACGATGAAAGCCGCCGTTGTAATTGCGATCACAATAACGGCTTTCGTTGCGAAGCGTTCGTCAGCCTTGAAGAAGCGGCGCTTCGCCACCCGCTTCCCGCTCGAAGGTTTGTTTTTCATTGCGTCCCCTTTCATAGCGCAATTAACGCACGGCGCGCGTTGTGTAACGCATACCGTGCGTTGTGCGTGTGTTAAACAAGCGTTAGATCATCGACGTTCACCGCCGCGACAACCGTTCCGCCGTAGGTAATCACGGCGCGCTTTCCGGAAAGCTCTTTGACGATGTGATCGCGGGAATAGACGAAGGAAGCAAGGCTTCCGCCGGAATAGGTTTTCGCGCCCGCTTTCACGCGCACTTTGCTTCCCGTTGTGATCTTCCGCGCCGATGTCCCGCCGGACGTGCCGGAATAGGTAATGAAAGCGTCGTCGTGTCCCGCCTTCTTCAACTTCTCCAGCATAGCTTCCGCGTTCTTCTTGACGCTGAACGCGCCCACTTGAACCTTGTAATACTTTCCGATCTGCACGATGTACGTATCGAAGCCTTCCTTTTTCAGCTTCGCCGCGAACGCTGTTGCGTTGTCCTTCTTCTCAAACGCTCCAAGCTGTACGCGGTAAAGGTTCTTCGCGTCGCCCTGTGGCTTCTGCTCCGGCTTCTGATCCTCTGCCGGAACGCCCAGCCGCCTGTTTACCTCCGCCGCGATCTCGCCGTGTCGGTTATACAGATAATCGCCGGGGCAAGCCTTGTTCGCGTAATCCCTGTGAACGGTCATATTGCACCCGTTCTTGTGGTTTACGCGGTCGTCCTTGCTTGTACTCCATACCAGCTTTTTGATCCCGTTCCGGCGGCAAATATCTTCGACAAGATCAAGAAGCGCCGCGTATGCTTTATCATTCACGGCGTATGGGTGCTTTGTGTCGCTTGCAACCTCGATCGTGATTGCGCGGTTATCGTTCGCCGCCGAAGAACTGCACCACGAACGATCGGCTTCATCGACGTAAAGCCCGATCCGCCCGTCGTAGCCGATCCCGTAGTTTGAACTTGCCTGTCGCGAAGTCGGCTTGAAGATTTCGCCGATCCTCTCGGCGGAACATTGCCCGACGACGCAATGAATTGTGATCGTGTCGATCTTGTGATTTCGTGGGCTGTTCTTGTTCGGTGAAATCAGCGTACACGAAATAAGTTTGCTATTGCTCATTGCTGAACCCTCCTTTGCAATGAAGAAGCGGCGGGGAAGCCCCCGCCGTCGCTGGTGTTACTCTGCTTGATCCATTCGTTTTTCGATGTGGTCAAGCCGCTTGTGTGCCTGTTTCGCCGACGCTTCAACGTCGGTCAAGCGCGTTACGAACTCCGTATTCGTCTTTCGCTGTTCCTTCTGCTCCGCCTTGATTTCGTCCGTGTTCGCCTTGATGTATCCGATCTCGGTTAAAACGGTCGCGTCGTGCTTCACATTGCTTTCCTTGTCCTTGTCCCTGTTACGAACAAAAGCGATATAGCCGAACACGATAGCGCATACGGTAGAAAAGACGGAAAGAACCGTTGTGAAAGTGTCCATCGTTGATCCTCCTTCCCGTTAGGTTACTTTTTCCCATTGCCACAAGCCCGCCGTGTCCGGCGGATAAACGCAATTCGGCATATCTGCTTTTGCAAGGTATACCGCGCCTTTGTAGCTGTAATACAAGCCGGAAACGACATTAACGACGATCCCCGCCGTTTCCGGATACGGGATCGGATCGTCAAGCGTTCCGGTCGCGGAAAGCTCGATCAAGCGATAGTACGCGAAGGTGGTTTCAACGGGATAAGCCGCCGCGTTCGACGTGTGCGCCGCTTTGATCTCGTAATACCGCCCGTTGTGCTTGATGATTTCGCCGACGGTGTTGTAAGCGTGATTGTCGGCGTATTCGTCGTATTCGATCACTTCCGCCGATTGCAGGATCGCCTCGTCGGAAATGACGTTCGTTCCGGCGGCGCGATCCTGCACGATCTGCGCTTTGAAGGATAGGGCAAGCAAAGCGGCGGTTTGCTCTCCCGCCGCTTTGACTTCCCGAACCTCTTTTTCAATTTCGGTGGAAGCTCCGCCGTTGCTCTTCTTGTGAATTACGCTCATTCAAAATTCCCCCCGATCCCCGATACCCAGCAAGCGGTCAGCGCGTCGCCGCGCTGGACGGTTACGCGGATATTCATTCCGTACTGTGCCGCCGTGTTGATCTTATTTGTGAAAACGTGTGCAACGCCTTGAACAACCGCGTTCGTGCAATCCTCCCAAACGGGGGAAGCGTCAAACGGATTGTTCGTCGCTTCAACCTTGAACGTGCCGCCCGCCGGAATATCTCGCGTTACCTTGATATTCGCGCGTGTCGGCTGGCTGTTGGCTTCCAGCGGCGTGGAAAGCGTGATAACGAAGCCCGCGATCGACTTCGTGAACGTCAGCGTCCGGACGGCGCTATTTCCTGCGCTGTCGGTCGCCGTAATTGTGATCGTGTGCTGGGCGTTCGTAAGCGCCGTGAAGGTATTTCCGGAAACGGAAAGCGTCTGCGTTGCGCCCAGCGTGATTGCGTTCTTCGTCGCGATTGTCTTTCCGTCGATCTTTTCAACAACGTTCACCGTGTCGCCGTCCGGATCGGTTACGCTGTATTGATAGGTGAAATCCCCGCGCTTCGTGCCAAGATCGGCGTTACTGCCGGAAATCACGGGCGGCTGGTTATGAATTACGGCAATATCTCCGCTTGTGGTGTATGCGGAATAATTGCCGTAGCTGTCCTTTGCGCGGACGCGGTATTTTAACGTGTTCCACGCGGTCGATACCGCTTCCGTGAACGTCCTGCTTGCGGACGTTTGAACCTGTGTCCACGCGCCGCTGTTGTATGAGCGCTCGAAACAATAGGTCAGCGCGTCGCCGTCCGGATCGGTCGCCGCCGCGCAAGAAATGTTGATGTTCTGTCCGCTGTAACACGTTGCGGGCGCGGTAATGCTGGGCGGCGCGGAAGGCGCGGAATTGTAGATTACCGTATAATTTCCGTCGCTGTTCGGGCTGTCAGATACCAAGATAGAAGATTTAAGATTACAAAGCGGGCGAACGCCATTGTCGCCGCCGAACGCGTTGCGGTAGCCCAAAGAGCCGTCCGAATAGACGTAGCGGACGCCGTTGGCGTTCGACGAATAAGGCGTCCGAAGCCACCAATACCAGCCCTTTGACGTTGCAAAGCCGCTGTTCGTGTAACCGTCGGCGTTGTTCACGCATTGCGCCGTAGGATAAGCGACGCGGGAAGCGTCGTTGCTGAATAGCGCAAGAAGCGTTCCTTCCGCGATATTGTTTTCATTCGCAAGCCCCACTTCGGTGGTGGACGCAAGAAACATTTTCGCCTTGAAGGTTTCGTAACTGCCGCCGTCTGTCGAAGATTTAACAACGGTCAGCGTTGTTTCCATAAGCTCCGCAACAAACTTCGGATCAAGCATTGCAAGGAAGCCCGCCCACGAAGTGTACGGATTATACGTTACGTGCGTGTTCTTCGTCGTCGGCGCTTGATCCGCGCTGTGCTTTGCGCTGTACCATGCGCCCGCCGCCGCGTTACTGTTCAGCCATTGCAGAAGGTTTGAATAGATATGTCGGTTATTTCCGTAATTCTTGCGGTCGCTGTTGCTGTTGCTCGGCTCTTTCGCGTCGGAAGCCATGTTCTGAATGATCTTTTCCGTAATCAGCGTTACGGAATTCGACGGGTAGCCGCTGTGGTTCTTGTCGGCGATCTTGAAAACGATCTTCGATCCGAAGCGCGATTGATACGCCGAAAGAACCGGAACTTCAATCTTCGCACCCACCGACAAACTTCCTAATGTTTTTGACATTGTGCCGCCTCCTTTGATTTCATTAATCTGTTGTAATACTGATCCGTCCGCCGGATCAAGTGATAGCTGTTTCCCTTTTCGGCGTGTCCTCTCCAGCTTTGATAGGATTGTTCAACGGTCTTTGCGTCGATCCGTCCCGCCGCGTGAAGGGCGGCTAATTTCTTCAACTTCCGCTTCATATTGTTTTTGCTCCTGCGGCGCACCTTGCGGATCACCGCGCCGCTTTCGGTCAAGTATGTATGAAAGCCCAAGAAATCAACGCCGTGTTTTAAGGGGAAGATATTTGTTTTCGCATTCAGCGAAAGCCCGCGCGCCTGTACGAATGCTTCAATCTGCTTCCGGCACTCCTGCAAATATGCTTTGTCGTGATGGATCAAAAAGAAGTCGTCCATATAGCGCCCGTAATATTTGATACCCAGCTTTTCCTTTACGAAGTGATCCAGCCCGTCAAGGTAGAGAAGGGCGAAAAGCTGTGAAGTTTGATTGCCGATCGGTATTCCGACGTTGCCTTCGGTGCTGTCGATGATAAGATCGACAAGCCACAAAACGTCCGGATCGGTTATCTTCTCGCGGATTAAGGTTTTCAAAACGTCGTGCCGGATCGAATAGAAATACTTTGAAATATCGCCTTTCAGTATCCAGCCGTCAATTCCGTTTTTCCTGTAAAACCTCCGCATGAACTCTTGAAGCCTGTCTAACCCGTAATGCGTACCTTTCCCCACCTGCGACGCGTAGTTATCGCGAATGAACGATCGTGTCAAAATCGGTTCAAGCACGTTATCGCAAAGCGAATGTTGAACAACCTTGTCTTTGTAGCTGTTCGACATAACCACGCGGCGCTTCGGTTCGTATACCTCGAACGTGTTATACGGGGACATGGTATAGCGCTTCGTTCTGATCTGCGCGCTTAATAGGTTCAGCGCTTCAAGAAGATTAACTTCAAACTTTGCCGCCGCTCCTTTCCACCTCTTGCCTTGCCGCGCCTTTCGGTAGGCATTGTATAGGCTTTCAAAACTGTGTATCTTTTCAAAGTCTGTCATAATAAAAAATCCTCGCTGTTTATAACCTTTGCCAGCCGCCGGAAGGCGGTATGCTCCGGTATCGGCGATCCTGTATTCGTCCCCGCCGTGGATAGCGGCGACGGGATACGCCTTCCTTTGATGGTGGTATTCTGCTTTCGGCTGTGCCTACTCGTTCACATAGTCCACCGAAGCGGGCGAACGCCATTGTTGCCGTTGTACGCGTTGTTGTTGTTCAAAGAGCCGTCCGAATTGACGTTGCGGACGTTGTTGGCGTTCGACGAATTAGGCGTATCAAGATGTACCCCGAACGTTTTTCAAGCTCTCGTTTTGTCCCGCTTCTTCCACGCGGTCGTCATGTACTTCACTTCAAGCGCAAGTTTTGACCAATATTCGCAACTGCTCATAGAAATAAAGCCCATTTCCTGCGAAAGCTCTATGAAAAATAGAAGCTCCTTGCAATAGGTCAGCGCCTTTGCTTGTAGCTTCTGCCGTTGTCTGTATTCCTGCGCGTCCCGAAGGTCTAATTCGTTCGCTTCAAGGACGCATTCGTAAATGTCCACCGCTTTATCCTGTATCCTGTTTACAAGCGTGAAGCGGTATTTCTTCGGGTAGCGCTCTGTCGAATTCGTGATCGTGAAGGTGTGCTTTACAAGGTCTTTCGCTTTCACAATCACGTTGAATTCCGTCGGTTCTTTCCGCTCCCGCTCCGGTCTTTGCATATATGCACCGTCCTTTCCGCATTCGCTCGATCATAGCGGTATCGTCGGCGCACCCGTCGAAATCGAAGCCCGCTTCGGTAACGGTCAGCGTTGCCGCGTTCCCTGTAACCGTTGTTCCTGTGATCTGTAATACCTCCGCGCCGCAAGCCGCGCATGGCGGGGAAAGCTCCGCGAAGATGTTTCCGATCACGCACGACAATTCCGCCGCCGTGCAAGCGTACCGCGTCAGCATTCGATCCTCTGCAAACTCTCGTTCCAAATGCCCGTAGACGTTACGCCGTCGAGATCATCGAAGAGGATCAAGAACGGATTTGTCGTAATGTCATTGAAAAGCACCGCTTCCAGCATATCCACGCGCGCGTCAAGCGCGTTCGTGATATTCAGAAGATTTGTTGCCGCGTTATCGTCAAGGACGTTTTGCAAGCCGTTAAACCATGCGTTGAAGTCCGCCGCCGCCTGTGTTTCAAAATCCGCCATGTGTTGCTCGAACGCTTCGTACTGCGTGTTACCCTGCAATTTCAGCGAATTCATATACGAAACAAGCGTGTTGTACTCCGCCGCCGAAAGGGATTGATATTCAGCGAACCACGCTTGAAGCTGTGCGTTAAAAGCCGCCGTGTCGATCTGCTGAACGACGGCGGCAACAACGCCGCAAAGCGACGTGTTCAAGCGCTGATCCGTGATCTTGCTTTGCGTGATTGCTGTTACGCCCGCGCCCACGTAGATGTCCGCCAGCGCAAGCTCATAAACGTCCGCGTCCCTCTGCAATGCGGGCGCGGAAGGGGAAGCGCTGAACGAAGAAGATTTTACCTTCACCGACATAATGCGGTTTGTTAAGTCCCAGCGGACGACAACGCGATCAATGCGGTTCAACTGCCCGTCCGCCGTGTCAAGCGTTACGGCAAGATCGCCCGTGTTGAAGTAGAAGTAACCGTTGATCCACGCTTTGCCCGTTTTTACGTTCAGCTTCATTCCATCATTTGCGACGACTTGAAGCCCCGTCGAAGGGACGGGGAAAACGCCGTTCCCGATGAACGAAGCGAAGTATTCCGCCCAATCCTCCGCCTTGTACGTGCGATCGTGCGAAACGCTATTGAAGAAACTTGATTTTTCCATGCTGTGAAGCCCTCCTTTATTTCGTAATCTGCCGAATTTGTGTCAGAAGCGCGGGCAAGCTCTCGCCGAAGGTAATATCTATTTCTTCGCCGCTGGTTTCGTAGGTTTCCGCAATCTCCGTTATGCGAACGTCAATGCGGACGTTCCAGCGCTTATTGATACACGTTACCCGATCGCCTAAATCGTAATCCGTGCCGTACTTCAAATTCGCGTTCGTGTTGATCTTCGATCCGAAAGCAAGCGTTTCCGCGTATTGCTCCAGCTCTTCAACGCCGCGCGCGGAAAGAAGCGCTAAATACTGCGCCGTTGTAAGCGTTACGGTCTGCCCGCTCTCGTTTTCGTATTCCTGCACGATGTCCGTTGCATTGATGAAAACTTCGTCGCGGGAAAGCCCCGTCGAACTGCCGCCGACTTCGGCAACCTTCCGCGTTACGCCTTCTTTTTCCTCTCCGCCTACGTAAGCCGTTGTTTTAAGGTTTTCAACGCTGTTCGTGTATTCCTGTTCCACGATGTTGTCGAACTCCTGCGAAAAGATACAAGGCGCGTTCCCTGCGGTATTGCCCGCCGTAAGATCGCGCCCTTCGTAAACGGAAAAGGTATGCTTGCCCGTGCGGGCATTTGTCAGAACCCGAATACCCAGCTTCGCCGCCTTCGCCGCCGTTTCCGCCGCAAGCTGGGCGTTCGCGTACTGCTCCGAAGTATAGTCGATCTGCCCGCTTCCGGTGTCTGCGTCGGTCGTGGATATGCTGAAATTCGGGATATTGCGCGCCGCTCCTGCGTTCGTGCAAGTCTGCTTCACAATGGCGTATAGAATGTTCTGTGTCGTGTCCTTCGTGATGATCTGCGTTGTCAAAATGCGCTTGCCGATCCACGAAAGAAGGAACTTGCCTTGAACCTCTATTTCCTCCATGCCCTGTGAATTCTTCGTGATGTGAATATAGCGGATTTCCGCCGCTTCGTTGCCGCCGCGCTTGATGATGATATTTTCCTTCACCAGCAAGCGGGCGTGTTCCTCCGTGAAGGGAACAAGCAACTTGAATTCGCCGCAACTCCAATAACGCCGCGTCCATATCAAGGACGAAATCTTTTCGACGATCCCTTGAAGTGTCATATCGCGGCTATAAACGTATAATTCCACCGCGCTACACCCCCAAATACAAGTTATTGTGATAGATCGAAACTTCGAGATTTTCGGCGTTCGCGTCCGCTGAATAACGGAAGAGATTGTCGCCCACGGCGATCTGCAAATACGAACTATCAACGTCGAGATAGCGGAACGCGTCTGTAATCGTGCCGCCACGGTTCAGCTTCACGGCTTTTTCACCGTAGCCCGTGGAAACGGTTAAAACGTCGCCCGCTACAAGTGAAATATTCAGCTTGATAAACTCCCGTGTATCGACGTTCAGCAATACGGGATTTGTAACCGCGCCGATCGCGCGGAACTCGATCCGGATACCGCTTTTCACGTCGCCGGAATTGTAGACGTTCACAATCAGCGACGGCTGGCGATAGCCGATTTCCCAGCCGTCGTAAAGCTCCAGCCCGTCCGGAACGGGGAATTCAAAGCCGCCGATCCACGTTGCTATGTCCTCGCGCGTTTCCGTTTCCTCTCTCCAAAAGGGATTAAGGCAAGACAAGCTAACCGTGAATTGCTCGAAGATCGGCTTTCGCTTGAAGATCGGCGCGTCGTCGATCTTGCACCCGATCACCCGCCGGAAGTCGCCGAAAACATACGTCAACGTTGCTTCGTACTGCGGATTTAATATGCGGTTCAGCTTCCGGCGTAGGTTCTGCGCCGCTTGCTTGTCCCGCTCCTTGATGTATCCCACGATGTCAATATCGCGGCTTTCGATCCGATAGCCCAAGTATGTGTCGCCGTCCTGCCCCATGCTGTTGGTGCTGTAAATAGCGTTCCGCACGTCGGAAAGTCCGGTAACGTCCTTGAAGTTTACGTGATACGAAGAAGCGGGGGAAAACTCTATGCTTTCCCCGCGCTCGTTCGTGTAGATCAATTTTTCTTGTGTCCTCATGCCATAACCTCCCGCGCAATCTGCCGGAACTGCCGCGCCGCCTGTCTTTGCTGTTCGGCGTAGCTCGTTTCGTTCGCATAGATGTTTTGCACGACTTCAACGGAAGGCGTACCGCCGCCGCGCGTGTCGCGTCCCTCTCCGGAACGGAATTCCGGAACGGCGTTCGACGTTTCGCGCCGGATCGAACTTTCAACGTCGCGCATTTCGCGGACGAAGCCTTCGCCCAAGCCCTGCGCCATGTACGAACCGATACGGGCAAAAACCTTCGACGGGGAATTGATGTCCATTTCCTCTTCAACCGCCGCCACAATATCCCTCATCATAGAGCGGACGCGGCTTTCAAGCCAGCCGGACATATTTTGAAAGCCCTGCCAAATGCCGCGCACCATCTCTTCGCCCGCTTCCGTGAACTGCGATACGTAAGAGCGAAGCGCGGTAATAATGGGCTGAATGATTTGTGCAACCTTGCCCGTGATCTGCGGGATACCCGCGATCATTCCTTGCGCTATGCTCTTGTCGATGTTCGTTCCTTCGGTTACGAACTTTTGATGTTGTGCCGTGAATGCGGTAATAATGCTTTGCGCGATCTGCGGTACTTTCTGCGTGATCTGCACGATACCCGCCACCATGCCGGAAGCTATGTTCTTGTCGAAGTCCTGTCCGGCTTGACTGAAACGTTGAGCTTGCGCCGTCAGTCCGGTAATAACCCGCTCGACGATCGCGTTCACCGCTCCGGACAAGCCTTCAATATTCGCGATAATGCCGTTGTTCACGGCGTTTACTGCTTCCGCCGCCGTCAGCGCGCCCGCTCCGCCCATTGCGGCGGTCATATCGCCTTCAACGCCGCCCATGTTGTCGGTGAAGCCTACGCCCACGCCGTCCGCCATGTTGCCGCCGATTTCAGCGAATACCGTTGACGGGGAATGAATGCCGAAGAAGTCCTTGATACCCGAAACAAGGGACGAAGCCCAGCCGGATACCTTTTCCCACAACCACGAAGCCGCGCCGCTGATACCTTCCCACAAGCCGTGAAGAAGGTTTGCGCCCGCGTTTATCATTTCGCCGCCCAGCGACGCGAACGCTTGCACAATGCCGGAAACAATCTGCGGAACTGCCTTCACGATTTCAACTATGATCGTCGGCAAATTCTGAATGAGCGCCACGAAAAGCTGAACGCCCGCCATAATGATTTGGTCGATGTTGCCGATCAGCGCGTTTACAATGCCGCTTATGATTTGCGGGATCGCTTGAACGATCGTCGTTTTAATCTGCGGCAATGCCTGTATGAGCGCGACAAGAAGATCAATGCCCGCTTGAATGATAAGCGGTATGTTCTCCGTAAGCGCCGTTATAATGCCTTCAATGATCTGCGGGATCGCTTCAACAATCGTTGTGATGATCTCCGGAAGGGCGGTAATTAACGCCGTCAGAAGGTCGATACCCGCTTGAATGATCTGCGGGATTGCGGAAAGCAAACCGTCGATCAAGCTGGTTATCAACTGCGGAAGCGCCGCAACAAGAACGGGGATCGCGTTTATAATGCCTTCCGCCAGCCCTGTTACAAGCTGTGAAGCCGCGTCGATCAGCAACGGGATATTGTCGATCAGAACTTGCACGATGTCCGTTACAAGCTGAACCAGCGAAGGAACAAGCGTCGGCAACGATTGAGCTATGCCCGTAGCGATATTCGCGATCATCTTCACCGCGAATTCAAGGAATGTCGGTAACATTTCCGTTAGCTTTTCGATCGCGAACGTAACCATACCCAGCAAGCCGTCTGTGAAGTCCTCCGCCGCGCTCTCTGCACCGGAAAGCGCACCCGTCAAGCCTTTTCCGATAAGCTCGACGAACGGCGTTATTTCCTGCAAAAGCTCCGCCGCAAGCTGTTTCAGCTTTGTAATGATCGGTTCAGCAATCGCGCCCAGCGCCGCCATAGCGCTGTTCAGATTTGCTGTTGCCTTCTGCGCGTCGATAATGTCGCCGTTTACCTCTCTGTACTTGTCCGCCGCTTCGGAATAAAGCCCGTTCAACGTGGACGTGATAAGGGCTTGCCGCTCCTGCTCCGATGTGCAAGCGTCAAGGCTGGCTTGAAAATCATCTTCGGAAACGCCCGCCCAATTCAGCGCGTCGGCAAGATTGCCCGTGATTGATCCCGTCTTTGCCGTTTCGTTCGCGGCTTCGGTCAAGCCTTCAATCGGCAAGCTGTCGCCGAATGTCGCGTAAACACCCGTGCAAATGTTTGTCCAGTCCGAAAGCTCTTTTTCGTTCGTAGTCAGCTTCGCAAGGTGGGCGGCGGCTTCTGTTGCCTGTCCGTCGTCGCCAAGAACGCCGTACAACTCCGTATAGGTGTTTTTCGCGTCCTCTGCCGAATGTCCCGCCGTCGTGAAACTGGTTTCAAGTTTACCCATGTTTTCGCGGGCTTCGCGTGTTTCTTCGGCAAGCCCGAAGAATGCCGCACCCCTAGCCGCGCAAGCTGCGCCGATCGCCTTTCCTGCTTTGCCGACGGTTTCGCCGACGCTCTCCCAATCCACCTTTGAGCTTTTCAGCTTTTTAGAAGTGTCGTCGATTTCCTTTTGAATTTTCACCATGTCGGCTTTGGTGTTGTTCAGATTTGTTTGCATTTTCTGATATGCGGGATTTGTCGGTTCGATACCGTTATCGCGCATTTTCTTCAATGCCTTTTCCGCCGCTTCTGCCTTCTTCGCCTGTTCGTCGAACTGCTTTTGTAATAGCTTCTGTTTCGCGGTCAGCGCTTCCACGCTGTCTGCGTTGTCGGCGAATTCCGCCGTCGTCAGCTTCATTTCCGATCCGATTTCGCGAAGGGAAGAATTTATGTTAGTGCAAGCGGCGCGATACTCTTTTTCGCCTGTAAGGTCGATTGATGTTTTGATCTGCTCTTCTTTCGCCATTTATATCCCTCCCAGCACGTCGTCAATATCAACTTCTTTCGGAACGGGCTTGAAACGATCCGGATTGAATTCACGATGAATTTTGAAAAGCGTCAAAATTTTATACGGTGTCATGCGCCATACTTCGGCTTCGCTCCAGCGAAGAAGCGTTACGCCGATATAAAGAAGGCGGGCAAGGTCGATTATTCCTTGCCCGCTGTTGCGTTTTTTTCGATGTCCTCTTCGTCGTCCTCTTCCTCTTCGTCCCGTTCGGGCGGTTCGGGCGTTCCGTTGTTTCCCATAGAAAAGGATTTGAAGATCGCCGCTTTCACGTCGGCAAAATTGCCCGTATGAATGAGCTTGCCCACCTGTTTTTCGGTAAGCGGTTCTTCGTCGTCCGCCGCGCCCTCATTCAAAAGCACGGTCAGAAGCCAGCGAAGATTTTTAATGCTGTCCTTGCCGGAAAGCACGGTATCAAGGCGATCGAAGCCGCCGAATTTGTCCTGCATTTCGTCGATCGCGTTCAGACTGAAAAGAAGGTGTCTTTCCTTGTCCAGCATGATCGGGAAACGTCCGTCTTTAATTGCGCTCATAGCAGAATAAGGCGGGAAGCCTTTTCAGACTTCCCGCCGTTCCTCCTTTCGATATTCGATTAACCGCCCGCGTTGTTAGGCTCACGAACGGAAGTGAACCAAGCCGTCGCCACGCTGTTCGTAGGCTCTGCGACGTGTTCAGCCTTCCACAATCCGTCGGAACGCTTGATAAACTGTCCGACGATCTCCGGCGTAGTAAATTCGATACTGTCGCCCTTCGTGGTGTAGTTTTCATCGGGGATCGCGAATTTGACCTTGTAAAGCCAAATGTACTTGTACGTTCCGCCCGCCTTCTTCGCGCGGAAGCCGATTGCGGTATAGGGCGCTTCGTCGCTGTCAGAACCGTAAACAACCTTGTCTGTGTCCTGCTTCTGCCCAAGCAGGGCGGCAAGATCAGCCGGAAGAAGATCGTTCACGTTCAGCGTGATTTCTCCGGATACGAATTCTTTTACAACTTCGTCCGCGCCGTCGTCGGCGTAAAGGATCGCTTCGGCGACTTCAACGGAAAGCTCCGCCGAAATAGCTTTCGCCATACGCACGGGCGTTCCGTATTCCTCCGCGCCGGACGTGCCGATCGTGATGGGTGCGCGGTAAAGATCGCGCAAACCGATTGTTGCCATGTGTCATACCTCCATATACTTGATTTCAACGGGAACGTGGTAATATCCCGTGTCCTGTTCGTATGTTTCCGCGTCTATCGTGATCGCGTAGAACCCCGCCGCCTTCAATGCTGTTTTCAAGCGTTGAAGAATGTCGATGTAATCCGTTTTTGAATAGACGTGTACTTGATACGTGAATTCCTGCGCGCCCTCTTCATCGTCTGAAAAGAACGTGTCGCGCCCCACGACAAGCTGATAGACGATAAAGCAAGCCGCCTTCCCGCCGTATTTAAGGCGTTCGACGGGAACGCCCAGCTTTTCAAGCTCCGCTTTTAACAAGCTGTCAACGTTCTTCATTTTGCTTTTCCTCCCATACGCGGCGCATTTCCGAAACAACGTCGTCCGCCGCCTTTTCATTCGCCGCCGTGAACCACGGGCGCGCGGGCATATTTGAACGCCCGTAATTAAGGACGAAGCCTTTTTCCGCGTTGCGTACTCCGTGCTTGTCCTTTCCGTTCGGATAGATTTCAACCCGTTTTCCGCCGTCAATCTCTTTCACGGCGGATACTTTGATGGACGCAAGAAGCGCCCCCGTGCTTCGTCTGCTGTTGAACCTTGTCTTGATCTCTTCTTGCTGTGCCTTCTGCATTACTGCGCCACCCGCTTTGAGCATTTCCGGCACGGCTTCTTCAACGATCGCGTCTTGCCGAAGCATTGCTTCTTGTACGTCGTCCAGCCCGACAACGTTAAACTTCGCCATTGTTGCCGCCCCCTTCCGCTTCCGGAAGATTAACCAGCGTCAACTCTGTAAATTCTCCGTTCCCGTGCGTGTACGTCCGAAGGACGCGATACCGTTTCCCGCTCGAAACGGGATATTCCACGATCTGCTGTTCCTCATACTCGAAGGAATGCACGTCGAATTTTAATTCCGTCGTATAGCCCGCCTGTTGCGCCTTGTAGAACTCCGAAAAGCCCACGGATTTCTTGTCAGCGAAAACCGTTGTCGCGGTTTCTGTGCGGGCGACGGGGAAGCCGTGTTCGTTCGTGCGCGGCGAAGGTTCAGACAAGGCAACCAATGTTATTTGTTCGCCCCATCTCATTTATTTACCCTCGCTTTCTTCGGTGTAATCAGCGGTCAGCGACAAGGCGCACTTCAAATAATCGTATGCGTTGCGGTAACGCTCCGCGTCGTCATTGAAGCCGAATTCCGCCTTTGCATAAAGCACAACCGCCCGATCAAGAAGGGGATCGCCCAGCGTTTTACTGGACGATCCCGCTTCCGCCGGAATGTTGATACCGACAAGGCGAAGATCAGCGATCGCCGCGTTTATGAGATCGGAAACTTCGCCGTCAAGCGCCGTCCCGCTCAACCGCAACGCCAGCTTTACCTTGTCAAGCATTTGTCAGCCCTCCCGCTTTAGGCGGTCGCCTTGACCAGCTTCACGATGGCTTCGCCGATAGCGGGCGCGCAATCGAAGATCGCGATACCGCTATATTTGTAGCTGTTCGTGTCGATGTCGTAGGCGCTCTTCACGCCGATATTTTCGGCAAGGTTCGCGCAAACCTTCTTGAAGTCGCCCAAGAAGGCTTCGTGATCCGCGACGTAATCGGACAGAAGAACGGGATAGCCGTACACGAAGTACGCGTTGTTCTGAACGGTTACAATGTGGTTCTTGCTGTTGTCCTGCAACGGCATAAAGTCGGTGAACAAGGTTTTCTTGTTCATAACGAACTTGCCGTTACGGTCATAGCCGGAAGGCAGAAGCCCGATCAACGTCTGTACGTTTGCGGCGGTAAGCGCGCCCGTCTTTGCAACGGTAACGCTGTTGGTCGCGCCCCAAGTGTTCGCGTTTTCAATGCCCTTCGGCTGGGAAGAACCCGTGCCGTTGATAAGCAAATCTTCGACTTTGCGGGCGATAGCTTCCGCCAGCATATTGACGATCCAGCTTTCAAACGCGGTAATGCTCATAGTCATTACAGTATCGGAAATCTGAACCAGCTTGACGATCTCGTAACCGGAAAGGGAAACGGTGGTCAGCGTGTCAGCGGCGGCGGTAATGCTTGCGTTCTCGGTGTGGATCGCGGCGGCGTTGTTCGTGCCTTCGATCGCGAACTTTACAGCGCCCTTGACGTGCAGAAGGGTAACTTCATTCAGCATAGGCGCAAGCGTCTTTACCTTGCTGATAATCTCGTTCGCGGTCTGCGTCGGGATAACCTCCGCACCCGCGCCGCTGGCGTTGCTGAATGCGCGCTTCTCTGCGTCGTTCAGCGGAAGGCGGCGAATGTTTTTCAGCCACGCGGAACGATATTCGGGCGTACCGAAGGGATCATCGGGCGCGGCGTTGTCGTCGCCGTTGTTCTGCTGGAAGGAACGGGAAACAATGCCCGCACCCTTCGCGATATTGTCAAGAATGCCGTTGCGCTTCTCTGCGGCGGCAATCAGTCCGGCGCGCTCTTCGGTAAGCTGTGCGGTTTCCTGCTCCAGCGCGTTGATTTCCTCGGCGGTCATGCTCTCGCCACGGGCTTCAATGTCCTGCTTGATAGCCGCAAGACGGGCTTCAATCTCTTTAATTCTCATTGTGTTAAACCTCCATCATAAGTTTTATTTTTAGGATTTGTGCCTTCCGCGCTAACGCCTCCCGCTTCTCTGCTTCGATCACTCCGTCGAAGTAGGAACGCGCGGAAATATCGGTATCGGCGTTCGCCGGAATGGATACCGCCGAAACGTCGTAAACCTTCTTGATCTTCAAGATCGTTCTTGTGTGCGTGTCTTTGTTATATGCGTCCTCGGATACCGTGAACGCCCACGACATTTTGCAAATTAAGCCCGCGTCAATGCTTGCATATAGGCGCTTTGCTTCTTCCGTAAGGCTCAAATTTGCCGCAATAAACAAGCCGCTTTCCTGCGGCTCTAAAAGCAGGGAAGGCGGCTTGTTCTTTGCCATCTTGTTTCGGGCGAAAACCATACCCGAATGATCGAATTGCATAATAACGTCGGATAAGTCCGCGCCGACAAGCGCGTTCCGGTCGATCACTTCGCAATATTTGATCCCGCCGTATTCGTACATAACATACGGTTTATCAAACGTTGTCGCGAAGCCTTCAACGTAAAATTCGGTGTCAAACCTCTTTTCCGTCGTCCCCTGCGGGATCATCAACGGCTGGAACATTTGTCGGTACTCCCGTTCCTTCACTACCGGCATTTGGTGTAACCTCCTTTCCCAATTCTGAAACTTCCGCGTATTCCTTGCGG